GGCTCGTTTAAAAATACTTGCAGTGCAACTAGGCCGCCGCCGCCGGGTCTATTATCCACTATAACAGGTTGATTTCTTTTTACGCTTAATTGTTCTGCTATTTTACGCAATGCAGAGTCAGGAGCAGACCCAGCTGGTAAAAAAGTAATAATTTTTATTGGTTGTGTTGATGCGGCCATTGCCATGGCTGATGCACAAACAAATATCAGTGACAACATAATTTTTCTAAACATTTTTTCCTTTTAAAGTTATTGGTTAGTTATCTTACTCCCATTGGAAGTAAGTAGAAATACTTATACAGTATAAGTAGATGATAATTTATATTTTTCAATTTTTCCCGACTCTGTTGTGGGCAAATCATTTACTATATAAAATTTTTTTGGGCAACTATTTTTTTCGTAATTAGCGATCATCCAACTCTTAAGAGATAATAAATTAATATCACTGTCATCATCTGGAACAATATATGCTTCAAGTTGATCATTGCCATTTTCATCAGAAGTTGCAATAGTTGCAGCTTGTTCTACACCTGTATACGTTGATAACATATCATCAATTTCAGTTAAATTAACAAACGATCCGTTGATTTTAACTATGCTGTTGACACGTCCGACATAGTAGTAATGTTGTTTGGAATCTTTATAGCATAAATCACCAGTTGGTATCCATTCTTTAAATATTTTTTCTGTCCATTCTGGATCATCAAAATATCCTACTCCATTCAATGAGGATTTTACTTGTAGCCGTCCAACTGTTCCGTCTGCTACTAAAATATTATCATTATCAACTATTCTAAGTTGATAAGCGGTTGTTGGAGTTCCAATGGCTGGCGAATCGCCATCAAGATTAACTGTTATTGCACTACAACATTCAGTGGTTCCAAATAAATTATGTAGATTTCTATCTGTATAATTTTTCCATTGTTCTATTATTTGTAAGCTTAAATTACTGCCTGCACAATAGTATCTACAATCCAAAGTTAATTTTTGATTTTTTACAATTAGTTTTGTATAAAAAATAGGGGCAGCAAAAAACAAGGTTGGGCAAAAATTTTTTAAAATTTTACGTAATGCCACCGGGCTAGAAATATCAGCTAACAAATACGCTGATGCACCTGCGTACAATGTTCCAATTAACGTCCTGATAAACCCAAATCCAGTATAAAGTTTGGCGGCACAAAATAATTTATCAGTTGAAGTTACTTTAAGATAATCCACCGTGGTGATCTGGCCGTCTAGCATTAATCGTTCGTGTGTATACATAACAGGTTTGCTATATCCTGTGGTACCAGATGTGAAGATCATTGTTGCAATGTTTGTTTCAGCAAGGGCATTTGCATCGTTATATGGTGTTGTATTTGCACTATTGATTCTGATCTGATCTACTGTAACTGTTTTATATGATATCAGTGATGTATCTAAATCATTTTCAATACAAACTAATTTAGGAGTAATACTGGCCAATTGAGTTTGTATTTTATTAGGCTTTCCTCTCGGACTGATTAGCACTGGTATTGCACCAATTAAAATTGTGGCTAAGAATACTGCTACTGAATCAATTTTATCGTAATATATAATAGCAACACGATCGCCTGGATTTATCTGTTGGGTAGTCATCCAAGAGGCAATACATCGAGAATATATTTCTAATTCTCCATAGGTAATTGATTTATGTTCTTCTACAAATGCTGTTTTAGTAGAGTGATTTTTATTACGATCGAATAATGTTTTACTTAGATTGTTCATTGTAATATGTATGTTTCGCTATTTTCTTTTGATACTCGTCGATGACCTAGGTATGTTCCGTTTTCTTTAATGGATTTAGTTACTACTGATCCAATCAAAAAATTAGTCTTGCTGGGTATGTTGATAATAATATTTGGGCTCAGTATAGTGCATCTTAATCCAAGCACTACTCCTGGATTTAATACGCAACAATTCAAAAAACTATATCCACTTATATGACAGTAATCGTCAATGGTAACATTTTGACCAATTTGACAAAACCAACTGATAATACAGTGATTACCAATTGATATATTATTACTACATAAATCATTATAGCTTCCAATGAAAACATTTTTTCCTATTTTAGTATTAGGATGTATATGATTACCATCGGATACCAAACTAAACCAATTCAAATTTAAAGGTTCTAACAAATTTAATGCGTGTATTTTGAATTTTATATCACCAGTAAGAAACAAAAATTGTCTCTGGGCAATCCAATCTGAAGATTGATTTAACAAATCTTCTACTGAAATTGAATCTACTTCATGGTCGGGTTCGAGATATGTCCGAACCCGACGCGATAAACTAGTGTTACCAATAATACATATACGCAAATTGTGATCATGGTATATGGTATAATTTATCATGATTATTGTTTTTGTCTTGCTCTGATCATAGCCAAGATGTCTTCGGCCTTTTGTGCTGGTTTAGCCGCTGCCACTGGTGCAGTAGGTGCTGGTACATCATCATCATCAAAATTTGATGCCACAGGTGCTAGCTTAGCCACAGGTGCTAGCGTGTCTTCGTCCACTGCTGGCGCAGCACCTCCAGTTGGTGCTTGTACCCCTGCAGGACGGAAGTATTGTCCCCAACGCTCTGTGTCGTATGCTTGACCATCTACACTTGCTTCAAACATTTCTTTGATTACTTTCATTTCAACATCTGTGGGTTTCTTTGGCAAGAATGAGGAAAGATCATACAATCCATATTTTTCAATTGCAGCTTGTTCTGCTTCAGTGAGTGCAGATTCTTTGCGTGCCCATTTAGAACTGTTGTAGTCAGCAAAGCCGCCCTTGGCAGTTTTAGTAATACGGAAGTCCAGGCCTTTTAAATAATCTGTTGGCAATTCTTCCAACTCTGGATCCATCAATGCACCTTTGATTAGTGTAAAGATTTGTGGCCCAATGATAAATCTACGAATAGGATTTTCTGGAGTCTTGTCTTCACTGAGTGGATTTTCACGCACAAAGCCTTGGAAAATATAACTGCGTTTTTTCCAATATTTACGGCCCATGTCTTCAAGACTTTTATCTTTGAACCATGTGCGAACTTCTGCAAGCACTGGGCACGGATCACCCCACATCTCCACACAAGGAACTTGAACAAATACTTGTTTGGATTCCATTTCTCCTTTGACGCCATTGAATGGCAGTCGAATCATTGCTCGTTCGGCCCAGAAAAATGTGTTTTTTGTGTTTGCGTCTGGAAGGAAACGTAGTGTGGCTGATTGACCTTCTTCCATGTTCCAATGTGGGTAAATTGAATTGTCTCCCCCACCTTGTTGTTGGGAACCTTTGTTCTCGCTTGCTGCCAGTCTTGCTCTAATTTCTGCTAATGATGCCATATTATGTTGCCTTTCTAAAGTGTTTAATATGTTGCCTATCAATGATAGTAGTTTTGTTGCCTGTGATACCAACGAAAAAGCGTATACACATGTTAGTAGTATATACGCTTTGTTTGTCAGCGTCAATGATATTTATGACGCAGTTGTTCTAATTAGATTTATTTGATCATGAATCCAGCCAATTGTTGCATACGCACTAGTCCAAAATCAGGTAGTTCAACGTTTTCTAGAGTAGGTACAACTGATGGAACTGCTGATTGAACAGGTGCACCCCAACATTCTTGAATGCCATGTACTGGGCACATTTCACCTGCTTCACTCATGTTACAAACACCATCATCTTGTAGCAAACTGTTGCTCATACCGCCATCCACACTATGAACACTGTCGTCTTCCATGGCTGCCGGAATTGGGTTGAGTCCATATCCTTCTTCATCGGTTACTTCCGGAGCATAATCCATTGTGTTTTCGTTGGCGCCTCCAAGTTTATTACCTATCATTTGGCCAGCAGTACCTCCCAACGCCCCGCCTGCTAATGCACCAATCGGACCACCTACTGCTGCTCCTGCTAATTCTCCGCCAATTGCTCCTACAGTTCCGCCAGCTAGTTGACCTTTCCAACCTTCGTCGGTTTCTTCACCATTGGTAAGGTAATGTCCGGCTACTCCACCGAGTGCGGCACCAGGAATACCTCCTACGGCGCCGCCAATACCAGCACCTACAGCAGTTCCAAGTTCACCTTCATTTAAGCCTATATCATTAGCGAAACGATCTCCAATCCACTCATAAGGATCTCCGTCGCGGCCTTTTTTTGTACCATACGGCATGTCATCAAAATAATAATCATACAACACGTCATATAGTGCATCAGTCATTTCGCCGGTGGCTTCAAAATCTTTGACATCGCGTTTATAGGTATTTAAGATATGTTGAAAAGTATGTCCGCTTTCGTCCAGTGTGACATTTTCATTGACTTTAACCCCAGCATGTTTGAGAATTTTGGCCAAGGGGTCATCATACTCTGGATAAGCAGGCTCATGTGAACCAGCAGGATCTTCAGTCTGATTGTGCGGATCTTGTGCATCATCGTATGCAGTTTCATCCACTGGTTTTAAGTCAGTTTGATCTGGTTCTCCTGCAGCAGAGTTTTTCCATTCGTCAACTTCTTGATCGTTTTCACCTTGTTCAACATCTGCAGGATTGGTTGCATCAGGAGGATTCATTGCGTAATCAGCATCCACATCCAGTCGATTTACAACCTCTGCCACATCAGGATGATCACTCAACTCTTGCATACGCAAGAATACCAATTCACGGCAATCAGCATTGGCATCACGATCAGCAAGATTATGCAATTGATCAAACAACACATCATCACCTAGCAGGTCATACAATTCTTCTGTGGCATTGGTAGCATCAGCACCCACTCTGAGTTCTTTTTGCATGAGTTCAATTAGTTTGTCTTGTTTTTCAGGAGTGTCTGGTACTGACCATGTTCCTTCTACCAGGCGGTTGGCCCAGGCTTCAAATATGTTGGCTTCTTTCATAGCTTGTCCTTGTTGTTGTATACGGGCCAGCAATGGTAATGCTGCCTCAATTCTTGAATCTATACTTTGTGTCACAAATAGATTCTTCAGTCCTTCAATTACCACATCCTGTTCGGTTATCTCTGCAGGTTGCCAGCTTTCAAAATAGTTTGTATAGCCTTGACTTGCGCCAAGTCCTTTGATCACTCGTTGTAAATTTTCGTAATAGGTGTTGGTTTCTTCGACCAGTTGTCCTGTGTCACCTTCAAATATCTGTCC